CGAAACTGGAAAGTTCATCCAGATCACTAAAGACATTTTTAAGAATCCTAGTTTCTTTGCTCCATCTGGCGGTTTATTTGGTGATGGTAAAGGTTTCGGCAACATTTCTATGACTGTATCCTCACAGGATACTCAGCGAGCAGATGCCATCGCTAAAAAGAACGCTTCGGCAATGGCAAAACTCACAGGCGTTCAAGCTGCTAACCAAGCCAAGATTCTAAAGGACAAGCGACTTGCTAATGCAATCGACAAGGCTAACCTTGCTCTAAATAAGGGCAACGAAGTCTTTGACATGGACAAGATCCAGATTGCAGCAGCTCTAACTAATCAGGCTGAGCAACTAGGCAAGGCAACATCTTCTGCACAGGTTCTCCAGATTGCTAACGACACGGCACGCCTAAATGTAAAGCAGTCGATCCTTGCTCTGGAAGATGCTATTGCTTCTAAGGATGAAGCAGCCATCACAGCAGCTACCAAGAAACTCAATGAGGATCTAAAGATTCTTGGTGTCCTCTCAGGTCAGAATGTAAAGCTTCAAGACATCAAGTCAATCCTTGACAGTCTAAAGCCTAAAGATCTTATTAACCTTGCTAATCTGGATGCAGCCATTGCTAAGATGATGGAATTGCTAAAGCTACAAGGTACTAAAACTTTAGTTCCTACCACTCCATCCGCTGCAGGTGGAACTACTGGTGGAACTACTGGTGGAACTACTGGTGGCAGCAACACTGGCAATCCTGCTTTAGATTCATTGATCGATCTACGCAAAGGCACAGAATCAGGCACAGCAATTAACTTCTTACTTAAAGAGCACATTGATGAGATAATCGCTAATTCAAGTAGCAGCATGGTTGATGAACAATCACAGTTAGCAATGATGAGAATTCTTAATCGAACTGGAATTGGTGCAACTTCAGGTTTTGATCCTGCTAGATTTAGAGCATTTGAGTCAGGCGATACTATTAACATCAATGTAACCGCAGGCGTTGGAGATCCAGAGGCAATCGCTAGAAGTTTAGAAGATTACATTCGTCAGTCTTATCAACGCGGTACGAGCGCAACAGGACTTCTAGCGGTATGACATGGCTTCCAGAATGGCGCATTACAGTAGGTGCAACTGTTTATACCAATGTCACAGGCGTAAATCTGGTCACTGGTAGAATTGATATTGATCGCCAATGTCAAGCAGGTTATGCTCGCATGGACATCATCAACTCGACCAATGCTCTCTTTGACATCGATGTTACAGATTCCCTGACTTTAGAGCTTAAAGATAGCGGTGGCACTTATGTGCCTGTATTCGGTGGCACAGTCTCAGACTTTACTACTTCAGTCAGAAGCCCAGAAGAAGTGGGTTTTATTACTATTGGAACAATCCTTGCAGTCGGTGCTTTGGCTAAATTGCCTAAAGCAATCTACACGGATTCTGTAGCTCATGACCTTGATGGAGAACAGATCCGCATTATTCTTTCAGAGCTGCTAGTCAATGAGTGGATAGAAGTAGCACCTGCACTACAATGGCAAGATTACGACCCAACTACTACATGGGCTAATGCTGAGAATGTGGGCTTGGGTGAGATCGATGCTGGTCTTTACGAGATGGACAATCTCAGTGCAGCAGATCGCAACACACAGACTTTAGTTCAGCAGATAGCAGACAGCGCACTCGGAACGCTATACGAGGACAAGCAGGGTCGCATAGCCTATGCGGATGCGGATCATAGAAGTAATTATTTAGCAACTAATGGCTCAACCCAGTTAGACGGCAATTACGCTTCCCCTGCCAGTGTTAAGTCAATCCTACAGATCGGCAAGATCCGTAACAGTGAGATTGTGCGCTATGGCAACGATTACGGCTCGACATACTCAGCCACAGACGATGCTTCTATTATTACTTATGGTCGCTACCAAAGAACATTTGATTCTAATATTCGCTTTCTGGCAGATATTGAAGATATTATCGAGCGCGATCTAGCCCTGCGCTCAGTGCCTAGAACACAGCTTGACCAGATCACTTTTAGACTTGACAATCCTAATATGCCAGATGCCCTTAGAGATGACCTTATAAACCTTTTTTTTGGCGAGCCAGTAGTTATTACTAACCTGCCCTTCAACATGTTCGAGGGGTACTTCTCAGGCTTTGTAGAGGGCATCTCTATGAGAGCCACGCCAACTTTTGTGGATGCAACTATCTATGTCTCGCCTACAGACTTTTCACTTATAGCCCCGACATGGGCAACAGTACTTCCAACTAACACCATCTGGAGTGGCGTAAATGGTACACTACAGTGGTCTAAAGCGATCGGAGCTCTAACCTAATGGCAACAACAACCCCTAATTTTGGTTGGGCAGTACCAACCAGTACTGACCTAGTCAAGGATGGCGCAGTAGCCATTGAGACACTAGGCGATTCTATCGATGCTTCATTAGTCGATCTTAAAGGCGGTACTACTGGTCAGGTGCTAACAAAGGCATCTGGAACAGACATGGACTTCTCATGGACAGCTGTAGATCCTCTAGTTATTTTGGACGCTAAGGGTGATCTCATCACAGCTACAGCAGCAGACACCCCTGCTCGTCTCGCGGTAGGCGCAAATAACACAGTCCTCACAGCAGACTCCAGCACAGCAACTGGATTGAAATGGGCAGCTGCAGCAGGTGGTGGAAAAGTGTTGCAGGTTGTGCAAGATGTAAGCACAACTGAGGAATCAACTACATCAACGAGTTATGTGGATACTGCTTTAAGTATTGCAATCACGCCATCCGCTGCTACAAGTAAAGTTTTAGTAATTGTTAATGCTGCTGTTGCTTTTGGCCGTAACAATGCTATTGAAGGCGGTATGCTTTTTAACCTAGTAAGAACATCAACACAATTAGGTGAGAAGAAAATGGCGTTGGAAGTTGATACAAGCGCAACTGAAAATCGCATTGTGCCTAAAATGGACGCAAGTATTATTTATTTAGATTCACCTAACACAACAAGCGCGACAACTTACAAAGTGCAATTCAAGACGGAGTTTGCGTCCAGCACTGCTTATGTTGCGCCTAATTCTGGTTTATCTTCAATCACACTCATTGAAATAGGTGCATAATGTCAATTACTAGAACAGACGCAATTCAAGCTTTAATTCCTAATACCGAGTGGCATTTAATAGACGATTCTTTGACAGTATTTACAAAAGGTGTGAATGCACCAACAATGTCTGAAATTGATGCAAAATTAAGCGAATTACAAGAAAATGCAACAGCTGCAAAACTAATTAGAGACACAGAATTAGCGCAAGCAAAAGCGACAGCAGAAGCAAAACTTGTCGCGCTTGGATTAACAACAGAAGATCTAAAGGCACTCGGATTATAAGTGAAGGCAAAACTTTCTAAAGCTGCTGTTCAGCTGAGAGAGCAGTTTGATGACTCGTTCCCAGATCGTGACCGCACATCGGATGGTTGGATCGGTGATACCCGACACGCTGCTCGCAAGTCAGATCATAATCCAGATGAGCAGGGCTGGGTTCGTGCCATTGATGTGGACAAAGATTTATTCAAGGGCGGAAAGCCAGACATCATGGGAGATCTTGCTGATCAGCTACGTACCTTGTCCAAGTCAAAAGCAGACAAGCGTATTAGTTACATCATTTTTGATGAACGAATCTGTTCCAGAATCCTTAACTGGAAGTGGCGCAAGTACACAGGGGCTAACAAACACACTAAGCACATGCATGTTAGCTTTAAGAAAGAAGCTGACAATGATGGTGCTTTTTTTCAAGTATCTATGTTAGGTGGAGAATAATGAAGAACATGAAGAACCCTGCAATCCTTGCTGCTGGAGCATTCTTAGCTGCATGGGCATCTAGCAACTTTGACCTTGACTATCGCGCAATCCTTTGGGCTGTATTGTCAGGCGTGTTCGGATATGCGAGCCCTAAAAAGTGACACAGACAGACTTCTTTCAGCTCTACATCGCAACCATCGTGGCACTCGGTGGCTTGTCAGGCTTTGTCATTACTCATTTACTGACAGAGATTAAGCGACTCCATGCGCGTGTCGATGAGATCTATAACATACTTCTAGAGCGATAATTTTCTCATGGCAAGAAAAGCAACTAAGGCTCTAGAAGAACAGGGTTACTCAAAGCTCGATGCTTACTGCATTGGGCTTTATGAGTACTTCTGCTCGCTTAAAAGAGCAGGGTTTCCAGAGGACATCGCCATGTTCATGATTACAGAGCCACAGGCATATCCGCATTGGATCTTGCCCGATGGGATACCGCCAGAGAAGTTAGGCGATTACATAGATGAGGATGACGATTAAGCGAATCGTAGTCGTATCGGATCTTCAAGTTCCGTATCATGACAGGGTTGCAACCCGTAACCTTGCAAGTTTCATCACCAAGTTTAAGCCTGATCAAGTAGTCACTATCGGTGATGAGATTGACCTTCCACAGATAAGCAAGTGGGAAGAAGGGCGCATGGGCTCATACGCTCAAACGCTAGATGATGACCGCAACGAGGCTGTTCAGCTGCTTTGGGATCTAGGCGTTACAGACTGCATCCGTAGCAATCACACAGATCGCCTGTATAACATCATCATGGCTAAAGTGCCAGCATTCGGAGCATTGCCAGAGCTGCGCTTTGAGAAGTTTATGAAGTTCGATGAATTAGGCATAACCTTCCATAAGAACCCAATGCCTATTGCACCTAACTGGATTGCAGTACATGGAGACCACACACCCATCAAGCCACAAGGGGGCTTATCAGCCCTTGAAGCGGCTCGTAGGCATGGAAAGAATGTCATCTCAGGTCATACCCATAGAGCAGGGCGTTCAGCCTTCTCAGAGGCTTCTGGGGGTCGTATAGGGCGTGTCCTACATGGTGTCGAGGTAGGCAATCTCATGGACTTTAAGCAAGCGGCATACACCAAGGGTGTTGCTAACTGGCAACAGGCATTCGCCATCATGTATGTGCATGGCAATAAAGTGCAGGTTGATCTTATCAACATCGAGAAGGACGGGACATTTATCGTGGCTGGAAAGACCTACGGACGAGCCCGATAAATCGTTATCAAGTCGTTACCTAAATATGCTTGACCATGTCAGATCAGCGTGAGACTCTAGGTCTGTAACCAACCGAGGGCGTTGGTACAGATAGGGCAAAAAAAATGGCAACAATCGAAAAGATTCACAGTCACTCATGGCGCGTGGTTCGAGGACTTAGCAAAGATGGTCAAGTTCAATGGGAA